GTGGCTGTCTAACGACGGTCACGTGGAGGAGGATGACGTTGTCATCTCCCGCGGGTCACCACCATTTAGTAGTGCCCGACCTCCCGTTTAGAAAGGAGGTCTCCACCCGAGCTTGATGCTGACGCGCTCGGGGCGTCCAGAACGCTCCAAGTGCTCACTATCAACGCTTGCGACGTCGAATGGGTCTCTTAAGGATCTAGAGGGTTTTGAATCCTCGTCCTCAGGGGGACTTATGAGACACTTAAGCAGGGCACCTTCCCCGTCGAGTTTATCGACTGGGGACTTGGCACGCACGTAATAGCCCTTGACTAAAGGGCCATGCGTATTCGGGTCAAGGCGCTGGAATTGATATCCAAGCGCGCTCTCCCTGCCCAACACAGGTGAGTCTGGACCTACGTTCGGAAAGACCTTTAAAAGTCTAACCAAATATGAGTCCAGCCAACGAGCCGATTGCCACAACCCAGACCAATAGGCCTGGTTTCGTAGCTCGACCGTTGATATCACACCTGCCGCGTCCTGCCGTCGCGTAGGAAGAACTCTTCTGACGCGGACAATTCCAACGTCCTCGCCATTATAGAACTCCCTACCGCAAGACTCCCTGAACCTTCCGGTCCAGAATGACTTGCGCATGTTAACTCGAAAACCAAAGTTCTCGAGTTCATGAACAACGGACAGCACGTACTCTCTGGGGACAATAATATCGTCCCCAAAAACACGCACCCTACCACGAAAACGCTTAATAAGCGTTTCATGGTCCAATGGAGTGTCTAGCTCTTTTTGAATCCCAATAAAGATGACGGCAAGAAACACCATCGCCTCCATCGGGAAACAGAGAGCTGAACCCATAGACGCGAACTTGGCGAGAGTGATAACACCCTCGTTAGGTACCGCAGCCTTCAGCGACCTGCAAGAGCTGACAGCCCCGAGCAAATCAGGGAAGTCAGATAGCAGATTGCTTACATGCTGCATCGAGACGCGATCGGAAGCTTCGCTCAAATCGAGCGTGGCGAGATCCCCAGTGAGGGATCCCACTCGAGCAAGATGCCTATTAGGCTCTTGATCTTCGATTCCGATGGCATGAGAGAGGAAGTCATCCTCTTCAATTGCCTCTCGAAAGGCGCGAAGGAGCGACTGCTGTGCATATTGCATGGCAGTCGGTTCCACCGCGATAATTCGAGGTGTCTTGAGCGTTTTAGGAACTGTAATGACCTTAACAGGCGTTTCAGCTCCGGGTTCGGGGACAGAAACTTCCTCCAGCATTCGCAGAGCCCTTTCAGGCTTAGCGTTTGCAATAAGGAAGTCCTCTGGGCTAAAATAAGACCAGAGACGAGCGGGCCAGATTCGCTGATTCCACTTACCATTGCTGGTAAGTTTATCAGCGACACTGCCTGGTCCGTGCTTAGGGATCAAATCACCAAGGTAAACCTTGGTTAACCTTAGCAAAAAGATCCTCATAGAGCAAAGTTGACACTAGTCTCAAATCCTCCCAATCATGGGGGAAGAGTCTAGCGTCCGCTTCTCGGACGTCCCTCTCACATTGGAGGTACTCAACCATCGCTCGCCTCTCGCGTTCCTGCGAGACAACCTGTCGGTTGCCTCTTAGGGAGATGCCGCCATTACTGGTAGCATCCGGGAGGGCGATCTTTCCAAACACCAGTGTTAACTGGCGTAAGGAATAGATTGCTTCGATGGAAGGTGACTCCAATAGCACTCCACTAGTGCGATCGAACACGAGTCCAAGGAAACCTCCCAGAAATGGGGGGAAACCAATATGAAGCGAACCAGTTTTGAAGCTGGACGCATCAGAAGGGACTACGAAACCTTGGTCAAGCCATCTTTCGATAGCTTTTCCATAGTCCGCAAGGGTTATCGCTAAAAACGATAACCCTTCGTGTTCGACACGACTCTTGACGTATTTTACATCAAGAGTGGCGCTAGTGCAGCATCGCACAGCCAATTCATTGGCCATGCAGGACCAGAGTGATATCAGGCTTTTCAGCACTCCCCCGCCTCTAGGCGAGGTAGGTGCTCCTTAGCCCTGTCAGATGATCCTTGATCAGCCAATGGCGGACTCTTTCACGAGGAAGCGCGACGTCTTATTCGCACGGATCATGTCCGTGACGATGTCGACGCCGTGCCTCTCGTAAACGTCCACCCAGCCGAGGAGGCAGGTGTACCCTTCGTGGTCGATAAGCGACAAGTGGAAACTCAACTTGTCCAACATCGACTTCTGAATGGTGTTCCTGTACTCCCCGGACCTGCCGGAGAACAGCGTGTCTTCTGACACCAACTTCGCGATGGTGACCTTTCGGTCAGCCAACACGGAGAGGATGCATGCGCTCACGTAGTCCTCACCTTTGAGGCGCGTGAACGTACGCACAATGTCCCCGGTAAGTGCCGGATCCAGTGTCCTTCGAGGGTAATTCATTTTTACTACCTTTCAGGGCCATTGGACCCGTTTTTGATCGTTAAGGATCACCTATGTTTGCTCTCTGCAACCTCAGCAGTTTAAACCGCGAGAAAGCAGAGCATCACCGGCTAGGTACAACGCATCGACCAGCACAACAGTGAGCACTACCAACCTCTTGGTAATGATCTGACTGAAAGCTGGATCGGTACGCCTCCTGCCGAACCTTAGGTCATTAGACCCAGGTCGGTTAGGATTAGGATGACGGCGGCCGTTAGCGCGATTGCGCTTCCGACCATTGCCATCACCCACATTACCAGCCACCTCTCCATCACCCTACGTACTGGCTTGCCAGCAAACCACAAAGGAATGCCAGCCATCCAGTTACATAGATGACTGCAGAGATAGCGTAGCAGACCCAGAAGTTCTGAGTCAGCTTTCGCCACCGAGCAGCTTGGAGATGAGGAGGTTCGAAGTGGCCGTGATCTGGGTGTTGAACCCGGACCAGACCGCCAGCGCTTCCGCTGAGGTGTACCCCGCAGGCGGAAGGTCGAATACCGTGTAAACGGACATTCCGACCTTCACGTTCTCCGAGGGCCTGAACGGATCGCTGGTCAACTTCGAGGTGTCGAGACGCACCATCCTGCGAACTCGCTTCCCGTAATCGTGGGAGGCAAGGAGCTGGATGAGGCCGTCGCCACTGGTGTACTCCGAGCGGTCGTCCGCCACACTTGTGCGTGGCAGCGACGTCGTCGTACCCGAGATGGTGACGGTCTGCGGATCGGCAAATGACATAGGCGTTCACTCCTAGGAGCTAGGTATGCTCCCTATTGGCGTTGGGCACAACTGCGAACACGACTAGCGACCGCTTCGGGTAATTCCGAGCGACGCTAGGATGGATAGCTGTTTGGGCGAAAGGCCCTCCCAGCTCATCCCGAACCCGAAAGGGTTAGCACGCCGGCGCAACTTGGTTTCTGTAACCAAGGAGACTCCGGAGTCGAGAAGCACCGATTTGTCCCAAAAGGGACGATCGTACTTCCGGGTATAGGTATCACGGACTATGGTATGTTCCATGATATATCCATACCGCATAAGCAGACTGTCATCAATGGTGTCCGAAATGTTGGATAAAACGTCCCCAACATTCGAAAACCAATCGACAGCCCAGCTCCAGGGTGTAAGGTTCCAGACGACCTCAGGTGTGAGGTCTACTCCCAAAATTTCTTTTGCGAGTAGCGCTTTACGTGACATCTCACTACGTGGGTTATACCACTGTGGTAAGAAGTACGTGAACGCACCTGAGAACCACCTCTTTTGAGAGATGGTTCTGACACGAACCAGTGTACCTGTCTGAGCACCAGTTAAACTGCTATCCATGAGCCGGGTATTAACCGGATCCATGAATGGGAAGGAATTAGTTCCTACCTCAGTTATGCTGATGATCTCAGATTTTGGTGGGAATTCGTAGCGACGACGAACTACTCGTCCAGCATCTCGCTCATATTGAGCGAGTAGCTGATCAGCTTGGACTACCGCTGCGGCAAACGTACCAATTTCGTCGCCGAGCGGTTTAAAGCCAAACTGATATGCGAGGTTCGCCTCAGCAAGAGAATTGCTGAGTCGAGATCGATCCTTCCAACGCCTAACTGCGATTGAGGGTATTCCCTCTCTCACGAGTTCGGCGAGGGTGGTCGAGACGTTCGCTACGGAATTTGTGGGTTTCACTTGCGCTACAGCCGTTGCACCCAGCTGATCAAGCTGGGCTGTCGACGAGTTCATCGCCGGCGGAAACGGTTGAGTGCGAGCATCGAGTGCCCAGATATTCCCCGTATATTTCATACGGTAAGAATCCCTGGAACTGAGAAATACATCAGGAGAACGAACGACGGCCTGGGTAGGAAACCCAGTCGCGTAAGTTTTCTGAGTGTAAAAATCTCCCCCGATGTCCTGCTTGGAATCAGCGTCATTTAAGCGCTTCCTCCAACCAGGATGATCCTCCGAGTCAGTGACTTGACTCCCTACTGTGACGACGGTTGCCCCGTAAGTGGTTGTATCCACGAACGATGGCGTCGTATGGCCTGATCCAGGCGTAACGAAATAATCCGTCTCTAGCCTTCCCGTCTGTTGACGGAAAGGAGCAATGGTACGTTTTCTACGTACCATATCTAGATATCAACAGTAGGCACCAGAGCTCCTTCGGTTCTGCACGGTTCTCCGTGCGATCAGGGGAAATGCAAGCCTTGGAAGGATTTTGATCCTATCCAAGGACTTCTGCTCCCCTTCATGTCTGCAACTGCGCCGGACCCCCCTCGCGGG